ACAAACTGTTCCCATCTTCTTCTTGAAACTATAAATGTTGTTTCATCTCTTATTTCTAAACCAAACTGAGACATCAGTTCTTTTTGCCCTTCGTAACCATCTACATTCTCAATATACATTTCTATCAAGTATGCATCATCGAAAGTTGAGAAATCTTCTTCACCTAAAATAGAATCTTTTGAAGCAATGTTACGAGGAATATAGTATACATCTTGACCATATATACGAAGTTGCTCTATAATTAAATCTTCATAGAGTTCTTGTTCTCTAACAGTTCCTGTGTCAAAATATACATTAGTAGGCATTTAATTATCCTATCTGATGCATTGGCGGCAACTCGTAGGCAAGTTGTATTTGTTCTTCCAGTTTATTAATTTCTTCTTGTGCTTGCATATAAATTTGTTCACCATTCATTTGTACACCACCCAACATTTGGATTCCTTGAAACTTAGAAAGGTTTGCTCCCCATTGTCTCTTGATTAATTGTACACAATATCTCTTTAAGAAAATGTCATCCCAAATATCTGTAAAGGTATCAGGATCTACTTTTCTAAAGCATTCAATAACTATGTATTCACCTTCGTTTACATCATTTGTCCAGTCCATATCAATATACAGTCTATTTTGATGTTGGTTAAAACGAAGTGGTTTTTCTCCAACAAGGAGATGTGAAAGATGATCTAACTGGTTCATTGTCATTTCATAATGAACAAGTGATGTTGATGAAAAGTCATACAAATCATTTAGTCTTATTTGATAACGCATATCAAACATATTATTTGTTGATGAGTCATCAAATGGAAATACTTGAACAATAGAAACTACAGGAGAAGGGATAGGAATAAACCCTTTCCCTTCTAACCAGTCAGCAGAAATACTATCATCAGCAGTATCAGTTACTGATGTCGTAGTATTAGTAGCAGCACGAGCAATTTCTGCAGCAGTAATTTGATGCTTTAGATACATTCTTTCAATACCATCATAGTGATACTGAGCAAAGTATTGTAATGCTTCATCAATACGATCATCAACCTGATCTGGGTCGACATTGATTTCAATTACAGGTTTGCCCAATGCTCTTAGACAATATTCTTTAAATGTTGCTCTTGTGCTTGGAGTTGCCATTTAATTATCCTTAGTAAGTTCCACCATCAACAGCTGTTACAGTAACAACTCCTGTGCTTACAGCAAAATTATTTGAACTAAATGAAGCAACACCTTTATTAGATGTTGTTGCTAATTCAGCTGCGATAGTTAATGTGTCACCAGATTGTGAAGTATCAATACCTTCACCACCAGAAACTGTTAATGTGTCACCCAAATCAACTGCTTGTGAACCACTATCACCTGCTAATGTAATTGTGCTGTTTGTTAATGACGCATTACCAATATTTGACAATGTGTTAGAAGCAGCATCAATTGTTTTGTTTGTAAGTGTCTTAGTGTTATCAGTTGAGATAATGTCACTACCACCTAATGTAGCAGTTGTTGCTTCTAAGTTTGCAACAAGTGTACCAGTTGTGATAGTTAAGTTGCCAGTTGAAGAACCAGTAAATGTACCAGTACCAACAGTAAACTTATCAGTGCTTTCGTCAAAACCGATAAACGCATTGTTAGAGTCACCTCTTTCAATTACGATACCAGAATCATTAGCAGGAGTACCAGTTGTTCCGTTACCTAATTCTAGTAATGTATCACTAACAACAGTGTTTGTTGTAGCAACAGTAGTTGTTGTACCATTTACTGTTAAGTCACCAGTAACTGTTAAGTCATTACCGATTGTTACATCATCTGGTAAACCGATTGTGATTGTACCAGAACTTTCACCAACTTCTACTTCGTTTGAAGTGCCAGAGAAAGTAATTGTACCACCAAGAGCAGTGTTTGTTGATGTTGTTCCGTCTGTTACTGTTATTGTGCTATTAGCAAGTTTATCGTTACCAATAGATCCTGCTAAATCGCCATCAGCAATCGAACCAGACTTAATTGTTACTGCACCAGAAGTTACTGTGAAGTGGTTTGTATCGAATGAGGCAACACCCTTATTAGATGTTGTAGCATCTTCAGCAGTAATTGTTAAAGTGTTAGTTGCGATATCAGTAACAATACCTTCACCATTTGCGATGGTTAATGTTTCACCAAGAGCAACTGTGTCGGAAGAAGCATCACTACCAGTAATGGTAATTGTAGAATTTGATAATGAACTATTACCAATGTTTGATAATGTATTAGAAGAACCACTGATAGTTTTGTTTGTTAGTGTTTCAGTTCCTGCTAATGAAGCAAAAGAACCATCTTGTAAAGCACTATTAAATTCAGCAAGAGTACCAGTTAAAGTGCCTTCACCCAAATCTAAAGTTAAAGTATTTGACGCACTATCAATAGTTTTGTTTGTTAGTGTTTCAGTTCCAGCAACAAGTGAGACTGTACCAGTCGCATCTGGTAATGTGATTGTTCTGTCTGCTGTAGGATCAGTAACAGTTATTGTTGTTTCAAAGTCATCAGCAGTTGCACCCTCAAAAACAATATTACTACTACCCATTGTCAAGTCAGCACCAAGAGATATCGTTGCTGTGTTGATTGTAGGTGAAGTTAATGTTTTGTTAGTGAGTGTTTGTGAACCAGTTAATGTGGCAACTGTACTATCAATTGCTACTGAAATTTGATCATCAGATACTGTTGTGTCAATACCTGTGCCACCAGCAAAAGTAAGAGTACCACCAGTACTGAATGTATCATTAGAACCAGAGTCAGCAGCAAGTGTGAATGATGAAGAAAGTGTGTCAAATGATAAGTTACCAGCACCATCAGTTTTTAAGAACTGACCAGCAGAACCATCTGCTTGTGGATGACTAAGACCATCAATAACTACACTACCAGTTCCATTTGGAGTAATATTAATATTACCATTAGTGTCAGTTGAAGATAATGTATTACCATTTAAAGTAAGATTATCTACATTCCATACATCTATTTTACTACTAGAATCTACAAGGACAGCTGCATCTGCAGTCAAAGTTCCTTGCGCATGATCCATCATGTCTGTGTAATACTTACCACCAATCTTTAATGGAGTGTTAGTATTTGTAGTCGGATCACCAATATATAATCGACCACCATTACCGCCTGCATCTGTGTCTGTATCAGAGGTATCATAAATATATGCTAATTCACCCTGTTCTAATTCTGATGGCAGGTTGGCAGTGGTTGTTCTTTTTACCTGAATAATTGTTGCCATTTTGTCCTTTCCTTAAAGTTAAAAAATACCACCAGTAAGTCTAATCTCACCAGTTTCTGTATCGAGTTCGTTTGTGGCTACAAATTTTTCAGACTCTGCACTATATTGTATTAATGCACCATCTGCTAAACTTGTAACATCTACATCGCTTAATCCTGCAAATGTTGATGCAGCTGCACCATCAGCTCCTTTTGGTCCAGGAACTGTAACTCTTGTTACAGCAGCAGTTTTACCCTGCGACACTGAACCCGCAATATTAGCATTGCTATTTACAACAACATTAATATCTCTGTGTGCCATTCAATTAACTCCTTGATACACTTGGATTTACTGTTGCGATTCCTTCAACAACTCTAGTTTTATCTCCATCACCATCAGTAATTAATAAATCATAAACATAACGACCAAAATCTAAAGCAGTTGTTTGCACATCTGTTAGGGAAATAGTTATTTGACCAGTAGTTCTGTCATCAGCAAAAGTTGATGTGAATGTTGTTGCTGTTGTAGACTCATAGGTTTTTCTAATTTGTGCGAGCGCAGTATAATTAGATAAGTCTAATGCGTCACCATTAGCATCTGAAACAGTTACTGTAGTTGAAAAATCTGCACCTTGATCGATGAAGATGTTAGAAATTGCAGCCATTTAACTCAATTCTCC